CGGAGGACGCACCTACAGCCTGCAGCTCGCCTAGGTTTTCGCACTGCAGATAAACGAAGCTTAAACCATTAAAAACAAACAATTTATGAAGATTCACCTTACCCTTAAATCGTCAAACGTAAAAACCGGTCCTATTCCAGTCTCAACGCAGAGTCGGAAAACGTGCCCTCCTGAATGCCCTATGATTCGTGACTGCTATGCGAGCTCGGGCCCGTTGGCCATTCACTGGTCGGCAGTTACAGACGAAAAACGTGGTGTTAGCTTGCCAGAGTTCACGCAAGCGATTGCCACCCTGCCGACTCGGCAGCTTTGGCGATGGGGGCAGGCAGGAGACCTGCTAGGTGAAGGCTCTGACATCGATGTTGAATCGATGGACCGAATTTTGGAAGCGAATCGCGGAAAAAGGGGCTTCACTTACACCCATAAGCCTCTCAATGAGAAGAATTTAAGCTGGATCGAAAAGGCAAATCGTGAAGGGTTTACCGTTAACATTTCAACCAATAGCGTTCGTCATGCAATTGAGACTGTAAACAAAGGGCCACAAGCGCCAGTCGTCACGCTGTTGCCCAGTGACCATACTGCAGAGCGTTTTGAGCGTGATGGGGTACAGTTCCGCGTTTGCCCTGCTCAGATCCGCGACAATATAGATTGCTCAAAATGCGGGCTCTGCGCATTACCTAAGCGGCCCTTTGTCATCGGCTTTATCGCGCACGGTACAAAGGCGAAAAAGGTCTCTGAGATAGCTAATAGCTACTAAAAAACAGCCCCTTCAGCTTAATAAGTAGGCCAGACGGCCAGCCAGACGGTCAGCCAGACGGTCAGCCAGCCAGCCAGACAGCCAGACGGCCAGCCAGACGGCCAGACGGTCAGCCAGCCAGCCAGACAGCCCAAAAACGCAAAACCAGCTTGCCAGGCAGTAGGCAAATTCTGCCTAGGCAAATTTTGCAGCAAGGCAAACTATGCCTAGTTAGAAAATTCCCACCGGTTTTCCGCTCCAATTGTGGACGCCGGTTTTTCCTCCGTAAACAAAGTCTCAGCGCCTGAAAATTACTTACAGCAAAACTCATTTTTAGCGCAAAACAGGCCGCAAATTTTCTTTAAAAAAACGCTTCACGGCTTGGCACGCTCAGTGCTATACCATTTTCTCCAATCCAACCCAACTATAAACCATGACCATCATCGACTTATTACTTTACGTCAAAGAAACTCGCCGCTTTGGCGTCACCTACGTCCATTCTTCTGTCCGGTCCGCCGTCCGCGGATGGGACGGGCTCTGCGGCACATTAGAAGGTCGTCCAGTTCGAGCAACCTACTGCGGATGGGGACGGTCCCTGCAAAGCAAGCGGGGGCATAAATACAAGGCGCACCTAAGGTACGAGGATAGCGGAAAACCAGTGCCTACGAAGCTTATTAATCAAGTGGAGCCAACGCCGTTGTGCGCGTATTGCAATGGCAATTCAAGCGCGAGCGCGCAGATGTGGGGATGCACCTGCAATGTGTCGGACGATCAATTTAACAAAATGGCGAGCAGCATCGCAGACTAATTTAAACCCATGAAATCCGCACTCTATTTTAAACCCATGAAATTTGCACTTTATTCAATCGTCTTGCGGTGCCACACCGCCGAATCTCACCGCGAGGTGCTGATCTACGCAATAAGCCGCCTGAAACCAGCCTTCTGGCGCTCTAAACCGCTCTCATGGCGCGTCCAATTTGCGCGGGCCTGCAGGGAGCTGCACGACGATAATCGCCGCCTGTACCGCGCCGTGATGCGATAGACAGAATTCAATTTAGTTTAACCGAGTAAATATATGGAAGAAACACAATTAAGTTTAGAGCAAATATTTCAAATGTACCCATGTTTAGAAAATGCTTATTACCGCATTCAAGTTCTTGACGCTAATGGCGCGACTATCGTCGCAAACGAAATCGAAGACCTTTTCTTTTTTAATAATGGAAACGCCGAAACCGCACAGGAGCTTGCAGATAGCATTCAAGCAACGTGCGAAACTATTACAGCCGCTGAGTGCGACGTTTACGCCTAGGCCCCCACACTGCGGCTCTGCGGGGCCGTAGTAGGGAGCAAAGACGCTCCGTTTAACAAACCCACCATATGACCATCGAAAAACCAAAGATCCTCGCCCAAGCAGAGGCCACATTGAAAATGACCACCGAGATTTATATCGAGGCGGATCGGGCTCAGACTCGCGCCGAGATTCAAGTCCGGCTCCTGACTCGACTTCACGAGCTGACTGAGCACATAGACAACTCCGTCGAATCTTGGAACCTTGAAATCTTCAGAGGCGTTCCAACTCTGCGGATTGAAATGCTTCCCGATCACGATCGGTCGCACCTTGCCAGCGAAATTGAGGATTTAAAATTGGCGTGCGAGTATAGCTGCGGGAATCGAAGCATTTATTTATTTCAACTCTGGCGCATGAAGCACACTGACCCGCTCACAGGCGACGGAAAGGCTGGATGGCTATTGTGCGACGAAAAAAGCCCGTACTTGCATCTCCTTTTTGATGACGCTGACGAAGGGCTCGAACACGGCGACGAATGCGAGCTGATCTAACGTAAAAGCCCTCCGCGCCTCTGTAATGAGACGCTGGAGGGCTTTTTTTGTTTCCACTCTATGCAAGAGAGGAAGCCGAGGATGCCTTGGACGGACGACAAATAAAACACCATTGACCGTTTATAGCCAGAAAAAAATTCCGACCAGGTTCCCGCTCCAATTGTGGAAGCCAAAAAATCCAGAAACTAAAACTCTCAGCGCCTGAAAATTTTATGTCAGAAAACCAAAATCCAGAAAAACAGTGGCTCACACCTAGGGAGCTTTCATTAAGATGGTCAATAGCCCAAGGAACTCTCCAAAATTGGCGGGTTAAAGGTATCGGCCCTAGTTTCTACAAATTAGGCAACCTCGGCCAAGGGACCGTTGTCCGGTACAAGGCCGAGGATGTTCTTGCGTTTGAATCCGAGCGATTCCTGCGCGTTCAAACAACTCAGGCAAAAGCCTCGTAAGGTACATGCACCGCCCGCCGGATCGTCCCAGTGAACCGTACACCGGCTTTCTGGGAGGATCCTGGTATGCGCGTGAGCTGATCTTTCCAGCCAAGAGTCCATTGGGTGTCCTTAAAAATTTTGGACAACTCTTGGTGACTCGATGCAACGTCCATTCCGTGCGTATGCGGCTTGATGCCATGCCGGATCAGCGCGGCGGTCGCGCCTCCCTTGCTGTAGTAATTTTCCTCGTCAGCTAAAGCCAGGAGTTCCCCGACTGATAGCATTTTCGGCGCGGCATCGACTGGCTCGTATCGCAGTTTAGCTTCAAGCAGATGACCCACGCACCGCATCTCATCACGGTCACCGCCTTCGCTCGTGCGCGTAGACCAGTCCTGAGCGTCAACCCACTCGCGGGCGCTCTCGAGGCTAATCGGCGCACCGTTCGTGAGCGAGTAGGCCGCAGCAAGCAGGGCAGCAATCTGGTCGGCATCGCGCTGATTGTGGAGGTGCTTCATGACGGCAGTCTTAAACGCAGCGCAATTTTGAGCAATGACTGGAGCTTTAAGCAGAGACCTGGCTCGAAAGCCAGAACACCACTCTGGATTCGCGCAAGTTTTCTCCCAAAGCTCTATGATTTCAGCAAATCGGTTTTCCTTCCGTTGATGCTCGGACAAAAGCTCAAGGACGGTGATTCGGGAAATGTCAGCCCTTTGCACCGCTGCGACTCCGATTGAGGCAAACAGAAAAGCTGACCGAATGTGCCAACTCAGCGCATTTCCAGACGCCGTTCCTTTTGCAATTTTCCCGTCCTGCTCCCGTGAGGCCTGCCTCGCCAAAATAAGCACCCCCTGCATTCTGCGAGCATCGGCCTCTTTCTCGACCTCTGCCTCATCAAACAACACCGGCAGCGCATCGGATCCTAAAGTCTGACGGACGCCGGCCTCAGTTGTTACCGAGGTGAAGTAGGCCGCGCAGTATCCAAGAATTGGCCGAACGATGTTCGAAATGATCCAGCTTTTTCCTGTGCCTGATGCTCCTGTGAGCCAGATGTGAGGACGCCACTCCATTGCACCGCAGATGGGTGCTAAAGCAAGCCATCCTGCAAAAAGCTTATGATCCAGCGGATTCTTAAAGTAAATTTTCGACAGCAAATCAATCAACACTGCGGCGTCCCGATTTGTAATCGGATTCGATATTTGCGCATCGAGCGGACGTGCCCGTGTGTAAATAAATTTTGAGTCAAATTCATCCAGCTCAACTTTTACTCCATCAACAAGAAGATGGTCCCCTGCATGAAAAATGCTTTTGCCGCTATCCAACCAGGCTCCCCTCCCGCGAATCCGAGAAAGATCAAAATCAAGGCGGGATGCCTGCTGAATTAAACAGTTTGCAGCGGCAAACCAGTTCGCGCCATCCTTTGCTGGAAACGTAATCTCCCAATAATGAGCCGGAGCAAGTTGAATAAGTTCAAGCCTTTTGTGCTGACTTGCGGTAAGGGAAACAATCCGCCGAGTTGATGTAGGCAAGTAAAAATAATGACTGCCATCGGTGCCAAGAATCTTGAACGGCTCCGGCTCACTCCGCTCCTCCTCATAACTGGCCTGTATTTCCGAGATGGCCTCTTCGATAACCTGTGTGGCAACTTCCTGCTGAACCGCTTTACGGACCACTGCCGATTTTAGCATTAGGAGCGGATCTACGCCTTCCTGAATTGCGTCCGCTACATCCCAACCTTCCGGCTTATCGCAGGGCACCTCGACGATCCTAACGTCATGGCCGAGTAAATCTGCAATGTAGTTTATCGCATCAAAGCCAGGCTCATCATTATCAGGCCAGAGAATCACATTCCTGCCTTTGAGTGCTTCCAACTGAGCGTGCGGCATTGCCTTTGCGCCTCCAGGCCAACTAATCACCACTGCTTTCGGGACCTTCGCTTGAAGTGCATCCACGCATTTTTCGCCTTCAACAACGATAACTGTGGCGTCAGGCTTTTTTGCTAAATTCTCGCCGTTGTAAAGTGGCCGAGGCTTATCGAATGCCTTGAAATTCCAACGAAACCGCTGACCGTCTGTCGTTAGGCACATCGGAAGGACCATTTTCTTGTCCTTCTCTGGGTCGAACCTGCACACCCAGCCAACTAAACGATCCTCCAAATCTCGATACTCCCACGTTGCTGTTGGCTCTCCAAATTTGTGATGCGTTTTTGACTGCGGAAGTGGAATCTGATTCGCGTATGGGACCGGCTCCCAACTTACCTCTTTTGCTTTCTGCTCAACCACAGGTAATGAGAGGCCCGACAATTCCTTTGCTGCCTCCACCTGCTTGATGCCCTTGATCGCCGCAAGCAAGCTAATCGGGTCGCCGCCTTTTTGATTGCCTGCAAAATCAGCCCACTGGCCGGTTTTAATGTTGATGCTGCAACTACGCCCCTTCTCGCCGGTAAGTGATCCAATTTTAAACTCATCACCTTCACGGAAACCTGCCGGAAACCACTCGCGCAACCTGCCTTCGTAGTCCGCTAAGATGGATGCGTTAATTGACTGAAAATCTAATTTTTCGTTCATGTTGTTACTACAAATTTTACCGCTTCTTCTGACGATCTCGCAATGCAGGCTATTCCGCCTGCTTCATTGACCGCATTACACCAATGATGTTGTTTTTCTGAAATTTTACCGCTGCTTGTTTTGACTTCCACGGATACAAATTGAGCTACCGTTTTTCCAACCATATCCTGAGTGATCTCGACTGATCTCCAACCGATCAAATCGCCAGATCCAGGGATCAAACCGGATGACAAAAATCTTCCGTCAGCAAGCCTGTATTTGCCAACCTGGTTCCTAAAAAGTTTCACCCCGAGGCCGCTTAACGTGACCCAGATTTCCGTCTGCAATGATTTTTCATTCATGGCCTATCACGACTCCTGTTGCGCGTTTCTCTTGTTTCTTTTTTCGACCGTTCATTACATGAGTCGCCCAGACGTATGGATTTTTATATCCGCGTTGTGTCCCAATTTTAATCAAGGCATCTAAAGTATTTGCGCTCCCTTGTTCGTGTTTTTTCTTGTACGAGGCCTGCTGGATTTCCACCAACTCGCCATCCACTTGCTGGATTTCACGGACCTTTACTTCAATCGTGTAACCACACAAAGGGCAAGTTGCTGTCTTTTGAAAGTGCATGGCAAAACAATTCGGGCACTGTGATCCAGATCCGCTTGGTTTTGGTGCGCCTTTTTTCTTTTTGCGCCCATCGAGCGACCAATCACGAATTTCTTCAGCGATCCCATGCTTGTCAGTCCATTCGCCATCTTTCATCGAGCCGACATTTCCAACGTGGTCCAAAATGATCGCGTGCGGTTTATTCGGCGCTGCTCGAAGTACCCGACCAATCTGTTGCAAATGCAACGAAACACTCGCAGTTGGCCGCAGCAAAATCGCAACGGAGACTACAGGCAAGTCAAAGCCTTCACTCACGATTTCGCATGAACTCAGTCCATGCAACTCGCCGCGGCCAAGTTTTCTGACCAAATCCCTGCGATCTTCCGGCGTGAGGGTCCCGTCAATTACGTCCCATTTATATCCTTCTTTTTGAAATTCAAGAGCAACTGCATGAGCGGCTTTCAACGAGACACAAAAGCAAATTGCTGGCTGGTTGTGGGCAACTTTTCTGTAGTGCTTCACTGCATCTCCGACGATCGCCGGCTTATCAAGTTCCTCCGCCATGTCCTTCTTATTGTAATCGCCTGCAGTAATGCGCAGATTCTTTGAGTTGAACTGCACAGGAGGACAAAAGTACTTCACAGGAGATAAGAATCCACGCTCGATCAAACTGGATACTTCCGGCCCGCAAATCAGGTCATCGAACACTTCCTTGAGACCTTTTCCATCAAGGCGCTCTGGTGTGGCGGTCACGCCAAGAATTCGATTCGGCTTTACCCAATCGATAATTTTTTTCCATGAACCTGCCATCGCGTGATGAGCTTCATCGACGATTAAAAGGTCTGGCTTTTTGATCGTATCGAGCCTGCGGACAAGTGTCCCTACCGAGGCAACCACAATGGGCACACTCGGATCGTAAGTTCTTCCTGCAGCGATTTGAGCGTATCGCAGATTCATCATCGAAAGTGATTTGCAGGTCTGATCAAGCAATTCCTGCCGATGAACTAAAATTAAAATACGATTTCCCTTAAGTGCCGCCTGCTCAGCTATGTAGCAAAACATGACGGTTTTTCCACTTCCGGTCGGAGAAACTAAAACTGGTGCGCGACTGCCACTTGCAAACGACTTGCGCACTGCATTAATCGCATCTTCTTGATAATCTCGGAGTTGCATCTTGTAGTTGTATTAACTGCTCAAATTTCTGAAGTGTTTTTTGTGTAGGTTCTGTTTTTTGTGACATCCACCGATACCAAGTACTTTCGGAAATCTGCAGGAAATCTAAAATGTATTTCCTGCTCAGGCCCATACTTTTACGGTGCTTGTCAAACTCAAGGATGTGATCAATGGTGACTCGCATAGAAGATTCTTTTAAAATTTTTCTTGGCAGAATGCAAGTGCCATGCAAGTTTTCATGCGCCACACGGCACTACATATATGAAACAAAATCAGATCATTTGGGACTTGGATTCGTCCGAGTACCACTCACGTCCAGAAATCTCGGCCCACGGCCTACATCTTATTGATAAGGCTCCGGCCTATTACCGGTTTAGCCAGGATTACACAAAAGAAGATCAAGACGCATATCGGTTTGGTCGGCTTGTTCATTTAGCTGTTCTTGAGCCTGAAAAATGGGATTCAAGTGTTATTGTCAGCGAAGGCTTTGATCGTCGCACCAAAGCTGGAAAAGCGGCAGCAGAGCTATTTGAAGCGCAGAACGCCGGAAAAGAAATCTGCACCCCTGCTGAAAATGGAATTATTCAGCGCATGACCGATAACATTTATAATCACCGTTCTGCTGGGACCGTTCTTGGGGAAATTGGAAATGTTGAAGCAAGCCTTTTTTGGAAACAAGAAGATACAGGAGTCGAGTGCCGAGCAAGGCCTGACTTCATTTTGCAAAAAGGAATTATTGTTGATCTTAAAACAAGTCAAAGCGCCGACAACGGAGCATTTGCGCGAGACGCAATCAACTACCGTTATCACGTCCAGGCAGCAATGTACCTCGATGCAGCGCGAGCTTGTGGATTAAAAGCAGAAGCATTTGTCTTTGTCGTAGTCGAAAAGAAAGCGCCATATTTGGTTCAAGTTTTTGAAGCGTCAGACGAATTCATTGATGCCGGTCGGCATGAAATGCTTCAAAACCTGATGACGTATAAAGATTGTGTCGCAGCAAATAACTGGCCTGGTTACAGCCAGGAAGTAGAAACCCTTAACCTCCCTAAATGGTATGTCCGAAAATAGTATCGTAATACAAGAAACCGCGTTTAGCTCGATTGAGCGATTTGAAGGCGCACAACGCATGGCTCAACTTCTTTGTGCATCAGCGTTGGTGCCTGAAGGATTTCGCGGAAAAGAAAACATTCCGAATTGCCTTATTGCGCTAGAAATGGCGCAAAGGATTGGAGCGTCTCCAATGGCAGTGATGCAAAACCTCCATGTAATTCATGGCAGGCCAAGCTGGAGCAGTACCTTTATCATTAGCGCGCTCAATTCTTGTGGTCGGTTTTCGCCGCTGCGCTTTGAGATGAATGGAGAAGGCGATAAGCGCACATGCAAAGCCTGGGCGACCGATAAAACCGGCGAGCGGCTTGAAGGCCCAGAAATCAGCATTGATATGGCAAAAGCCGAAGGCTGGTACGGCAAAAACGGATCAAAATGGAAGTCGATGCCAGAGTTAATGCTGCGCTACCGTGCGGCGGCGTTCTTTGGCCGGTTGTATGCCCCCGATGTTCTGAACGGAATGCACGCCGCTGAAGAAGTTCAGGACATTGTAGAACAGGCTCCAAAAGTGTCTGTGGCAAAACAATTGTTAGAAGCTCCCAAAGTTGAACCAGTAAAAGTGGAGGAACCAAGTGAATTTGAGTGAGCTTACCCCAGAGGAAAAGGATCAAGTGATTGAAATGTTATCTGACCAGCTCGCATTGCAGTTGGTCAGAAACGCAAAACTTGAAAGCGATTATTACCGCGCAAGGAAACTAATAGTCGAACTTCAAGACCGAGGTGAACAGCTTGAATTTTCAAGCCATTGGAGAAATTGATGTGGATTTTACCGAAACAACTCATGTCTCGTTATGCGCTGGATACGGAGGCATCGACTTGGGACTTAAAAGAGCTATCCCAAGCCTGCGAACAGTCGCTTATAGTGAGATCGAAGCCTTCGCGTGCGAAGTACTTCTTGCGCGAATGGAAAGCGGGCAAATTGATGCGGCTCCAATCTGGAGTGATGTTAAAACATTTCCTTGGGAAAGTTTTCGAGACCGAGTGGACATCCTCTCTTTTGGATATCCATGCCAGCCGTTTTCAGCCGTTGGTAAGCGACTCGGAACCGAAGATCCAAGGCACCTCTGGCCGTATATTGCAAACGGAATTGATCGAATGCGACCAAGCGTCTGTTTTGCCGAAAACGTCGAAGGACACATTTCGTTGGGATTGTCCACAGTCATCAGTGATTTGGAAGAAATGGGTTACAAGGTGTCGTTTGAGATATTATCGGCGTCTCTTATTGGTGCGCCACATCAACGAAAGCGGGTCTTTATTATGGCCCACCGCTGCGAGCAGGGATTGGAAAGACACCCCAAGGATGGTTTGGAAAACGCAAAACAAAGACGGATCAACGAGAAAGCGTTTAGACCAACTTCCAAGGCTTGTTTATGGCCTAGCGGCCCATACAGGGAACAAAAATCCTGGGAGCCGCCAAGGACTATTGAATCCACGCTGGGTAGAGACGTTAATGGGACTTCCGATCGGATGGACCATGCCAAGTTGCACGCTGCCTGTGATTCTTGGGTAGATGAACTTCGGTTGTTAGGAAATGGCGTAATTCCTAAAGTTGCAGAATTAGCATTTAAATTATTATGGACCCAGAGAAACAGTTAGAAGAACTAAAATTTATCCTTCGTAATTTCAAAAATCACGAAACGGATTCGTTGCAAGCAATAGCCTATCGTTTGCTGAGAGAGTACTACTCTGCAAAAGCTGACCATTACAACACATTGCTATTTCAGGAATTAGCTAAATGAACTATCAAGAACTTGAAGCCTTAGTGTTGCAGTGGGCAAAAAACCGCTGCATCATTCCAAACGCAACGCCAACATCGCAATTGCTAAAAGCAGTTAGCGAAATGGGAGAATTAGCAGACGCGGTAAACAAGGGAGATCGAGCAGGCCGCATGGATGCCGTTGGTGACATTGTTGTCTGCTTGATTAACTTTTGCGCGTTGCAAAATTTTACTCTTACGGATTGCCTGGAGCTTGCTTACGATCAAATCAAAGATCGCAAAGGCACACTGCTTCCGTCAGGCGTTTTTGTAAAAGAAGGAGATGAGCTGTGGAATCTGAAATAACCAAAGAGCACAACGATATAGAAGAATGAGCGTAATGCTTTCACTTAACGGCAAGCCTCCTACTGCGACACAGTGGAATGTGCTTAATCTTGGAGCTGGCGTGCAGTCTAGTACGCTGGCGCTAATGGCAGCAGCCGGAGAGATTGGACCCATGCCAGACTTTGCTATCTTTGCCGATACTCAAGCAGAGCCTGCAAGCGTGTACAAATGGTTGGACTGGCTAGAGACTCAATTGCCGTTTCCTGTCCATCGCGTGACCAAGGGCAATATGACTGCTGACATGATGTTGTTTCGCACCGCACAAGATGGCAGGGTATGGACGAAAAGCATGATCCCAGCATTCATGCAGGCTCCAGATGGAAGCATTGGATTGCTTGGAAGATCTTGCACAGCAGACTACAAGATTGCACCAATCCTTCAGAATCTTCGCAAGTTATGTGGCATTAAACGTGGAGAGAAGAATTTGCAAATCACACAATGGATTGGCATTAGTTACGACGAGATCCAGCGCATGAAGCCAAGCCGAGACAAGTGGACGCAACACAGATGGCCATTAGTTGAACGCGAAATGAGACGGCATGACTGCATTGGTTGGCTAAAACAACATGGCTACCCAGAACCACCCAGAAGTGCTTGCAGTTATTGCCCGTTCCACAGCAATAAAGAGTGGCGCAGGCTTAAAGATCACGAGCCAGAAGCGTTTGCAGAGGCTGTGCGCGTGGAAAAGGAATTGCAACAAACAAAGGCAGAGACTGACAATATGCAATCAGTTCCGTGGCTTCATCGCTCGTGCGTGCCGCTTGAAGAGGTAGACTTATCTACAGAAGAAGATGCAGGACAACTTGATATGTTTAACAACGAATGTGAAGGACTTTGTGGCGTATGAGCGAGTCACCAAAGCGCAGAGGCGTTTCTGAAGACACTAGGCAAATGGGAGGAGAAAAAATGAGAGTTATGCCTGCTAATGCAACGGGATGGTTTTGGCATTGTCTTGCGAGAGAGACGGGAAGGATTGGTCATTTGTTTAGCCCAGAAGCTCAACGTGGGCCTTGGCCTTGGTTTCCGTATGCACTAGATAATGGTGCATTTGCTGCGTGGGACATGGCTAACAATGTGTGGGATGAAGGAAAGTGGAGTCTCGGCGCATGGAGACGGATGATCTTCTGGGCTCAGTCACAACAGCAAAAGCCGTTATGGGCAATTGTGCCGGACTGGATTGGTGATGGGCAAAAGACCATTGAGCGTTGGCATCAGTTTAAGGATGAAGTGCCATTTGCTAAGGCACTGGCTGTGCAAGACGGCATGACCGTCGAAGATGCGCTGGCGCTTAACCCAGATGTAATCTGTGTTGGCGGGACGACAGAGTGGAAGTGGGCTACTGTCGAAATGTGGGTAAAAGCGTTCCCGAGAGTGCATGTGCTTCGGGTCAATAGTCCAAGTAAATTAAGTTATCTTGAGTCCATAGGCGTGGAAAGCTGTGACGGGACAGGTTGGAATCGCGGGAATAAAGATCAAACTATAGGGCTAGAAATTTGGGCAAGGACAATGCCACAGCCTAGAGTTGATTTGCTTACCCCATTCACTTGCAAACAACAACGTGATAAAAAACAGATGATTTTTGCTTAATGCATCCACATGAACTACATAAAATCTGGAAAACACAAAAAAACAAAATGACCGACGATCAAATTAACGCGGCTATTGCGGAGGTGTGTGGGTGGAAGGCAGTTAGCGTGGATGGAGACTCTGGGTTTTATAGGGGCTTCGACAACGGCGCAGAGTTGCGTCCAGACCTGCCGGATTACGTTAACGACCTCAACGCCATGCATGAGGCGGAGCAGATATTAAAACGTATGGGGCCAGAATATGCGCGGAACTTACTGGATATTGTAAGCCGCAGTGCTGGAATCGGCGTCTAATATGCGCACGGATCTTTTGCACACATCAAAGCCACCGCACGCCAACGGGCAGAAGCGTTTCTGCGGACGCTAGGCAAATGGAAAACAAAACCGCTTGCTTGATTTTCTTAAACAGCTATAAAAATTAAACGCACTCCAATGGTTGGCGTGCGTAAAACGTAGATAATATGACAGATAAATTAAAATTCATTCAGTTGACAGCAGTATCGATTGGTTTGCAGCCACTAGATTATCGGATGGCAAAATACATCCATGAAACAGGCGCAAAAAACGCTGATGACCTTAAGGAAATTCTTCTTAGCGATAAACAGGTAGAAGGAATTGGGAGGACTACCACAATTAAGCTAAAAGGCCTGCTAGGCATCGAGGTTCCAGCTAGGACAAGCTGGAAAAAAGAAACAGAGCGACTCCAGAAACTTCTGGATGACCACAAAATCAAATACTAATGAAATGCTCTAGTTGCGGAATGCTTCTGGAGCTACATTACGGACTTGAGCCTACCTGCCGCGAGGCAGGTAGGGCAAACCGTCAGAGTAACATCTATAAGTCGTTTAGTCAGATGTTTGCTGAAATCATAAAAGAAACTGCGCCTGAAAAATACGCAGACCTTTTAAAGGGCTTTGAGGATGTCCAAAAAACAGAGCAGCGAAATCTTTCAAAGGTGAAAGAAGACTACGAAAAGCTCAAGGAACCCTTGAAGTCAGATTGCCGTAGATACGTGAATGGTAAGAGGAATAATCGCGACCAGGAAACCTCTGATACCATCCAGCACCACTAAAAACAGCATGGATGTCGGCAAAAACGTGATCGTAAAGATTTCCTACTCGGTTAAGTGAGAAATTGTCGATTGCCCATTGCCGGCATCTTTTTGGTCTAATCTTTGAAGTGTTTTCTAAAGCCCAAAGAAGCTGGTCGTAAGTCTGAAAATGAAATCCAGTTTCGTTGTGGATTACGTTTTCGCAATTTGCCCCCCAAGGCGTGACGATCATTGGCGTTCCAGACAACGCAAATTCGATCGATGTTCCGCCAAACGGCTCAATGTACGTCGAGCCTAGAAAACCGCACTTAGCATCCGCCATTAAGCGTTTTCGCTTTTCGAGGTCAGCGTAGCCAACGTATTCAACGTGACTCGGCCATTCTGCGTAACCGGCGTCTGACGGCGCTCCCTGCCCTGCTATGACCAGCTTTATGCCAAGAGCTTTAGTTGCCTCGACAATCATGTGGGTGCCTTTATTCATGCCAATACGGCCCAAGGCTAAGACATAATCTCCTTTCCGATCACTGTACTCGAATTCTTCAATGTCAAAGTAATTGGGTACGACAAACTCGTACCAGTCTTGGTTGCACTGGGCGACTGAGTTGATGCCTCGATAAGCGTTGTAAATCGCTCGAGATTCAAAAATTTTGAACCGAGCAAACGTAGCCGGATACCCAATGCCAGGCTCAACCACAATCAGCTCAGGATTTGCGTCACAGGCCTCTTTCACTCCCCAGCCCCAAAACGCCAAAACAAAATCATTAGGCTGCTTGCGCTTGGCAATTTCTATCCCTGCACGCTCATTAAACGTCTTGTGAGCAAGGTCATCTTTGGAGTGCCGGAAAAACTCTTTCCGCCAATTGTAAGACCCATAGGTCGCTTTCAGGAGATCGTTATCCGTTATCGTCACATGCTCATCAGCGTCCGTCACAGATTCTTTGTGGCCGTAGTGAATCGTGTGATGACCGCGCCCCTTCATCATCTTTAAAAACTTGCGCACTTTTTGAGTAAATGCGCAGCCGACGTATTCTTCCGAAGTGACAGTGTGCGGCACTCCAAGGCAATGAAATCTCATAATCTAAATGGTTTGCTTACAATCTATTTGCTAATAAAAGACTTATGAAACTTATGCAATGTTGTTAAAAGCCGACTCCCAGAGCTTTGCTTCATCTTCCCTGCGGCGAATCAGGCCGGATCCCTGCGGCCACAACCGTTTCATGGCGCGAATCAAATACGGCACCTTTTCAGGTTGACCGGCGCTGATCACCTGAGCGATCTGAGCCATCTCCACGCGCTTCTCTCCTTTTGTTGCAGTCCCCCTATTGAACACCAGGCTGAACAAAGCCGCCTGCGCGTCTTCTGGAAGGTCAACAGCAGCCGGAGCAAATCGAAACATTGCCAGCGTGTGCTGTGCGCATGTATGCCCTAAAAATACTTCGAGGGCCAAATCCCAACTAATAATGATATCAGAAAAAGCTTTTACAAATGGCTTTGCGTCAAGCCCTTTGATTCCAATTGTTTTAGACAATCGATCCCGATGCTCTTCAGGTAAATCCTTCCAGTGCGTATTAAAAGCGGTCTCGGAGATGTATCCGATGTCGTATCCTATACCTATGGTAATTCCACTTTGATAGCCAGGCCATGTTGGGTTCGATAGGAATTTTTCATAGTAAAATTTCCCGCCTCCAACTTCATGTTCAAGGATTAGCTTTAATCCGTTTTCTGATAATCTCATTTTTTTAACATCTTAACCAAAGTAACAACTCCAATTAAAAGACTAATGCAAAGCCCAGCAATCCGCAGGCTTTGTTCTGCTGTAGAAAAACTAAGAGCGAGTGCCGCTAGATTTACTCCTAGTGCGGGTAATGGGTTTGTGCTGTGTTCCATTTTTCTTTTTCGGCTTATCGACAGACATAGTTGAAAACCACGACAGCCATGTGTAGTTCATTGCGACTCCAATGTTCAACACAAATTCTGTAATTGGAGGCTCTTGATGATTAAAAATATTTGCAACCGATCCGCAAATGGTTATTGCAGTCGCAAGCTTGCAAAGCAAAGCCGCATAAGGATGCCGATAAATGGCAGACTCTTCATGCCCGAAGACTTTCAGCCAGAGATGGATCGCAGAAACGGCAAGGATGCTATTTGCGAGTGCGTTTGCGAGTATTAGTGGACTTAGGTTCATTTGAAGGGAGAAGTCTGTCGCTAAGCATTTCAACGCCTCTCAGGCCGCAGAATCCAAGCAGGAATGCTGCAGCAAAACCGAATTGAGGCTCGCCTTCAAGATGGGCGAATTTCAGTAGCAGCGGTGTCACATAATTCGCACTTGCCGCGCCACCCACAAGTGATGCAATGGTCCGACTGAGATTGGCCCCAGCTTGTTTTGAGGAACAGAGGACGCTTCCGAACAAACCAGCGACCGCGAGCCCTAAGTCGATCCCTGATTCCTTGAGCGTCATCTGCTGTTCGCTTGTTTAAGGGCCGCGACGGCATTTATTACCTCTTGCTCTAAAGCCCGATAACGCCCATCAGAGTGCCAAGTCTCATCTGTTTGAGCTGCGTACTTCTCCCCTGATTTCAACCGGAGTATCTGGTTGTTTAGGGAGGGCAATTGCCGAGGAGCGGAGCAGCTTGTGCCGAAGCAAATCAGCACCAGCGTGATCGCCTTCAATGCGTTTTTCATCAATGAGTTGCTCAACGTGTTCGACATAAAGATCAATTTCCCTTTCCAAATCCCATCGCACCCGAACTGCTCGAAGCTCAAGCAGGTACTGCAGCGCCTTAACGAGCGGCACAATCACGACTTTTTCTCTTCACGAAAAATGTTCACCATTCCAATAAGCGCAAGCCCCGCAGAAATAATAGCTTCCTGCATTTCTGGGTGCAACTTGACGCCGACAGCCGTTGCCATTGCTAAAATTCCGCGCCAGGTTGATGGTTCTTTGAGGCGTTCGAGTAGGTATGTCATATGAGTTTGGGTCTTTTAATTTCTACTTTTGCCGCTGCGCCAACTGTTTCGCTAAAGGTTAACACTCCGTTTGAAAGCGTGTAAGCGCCCGCGTGCTGGTTGATGCCGTCAATGCTAACGTTGTACAGCGCGGGAATATCATTGGTTGAAAACCCGTTGATGGCAAGCGTTGTTAACGCAACTCCGCTCGAGGTAGTAAGGTCCCAAGCAAAGGACTGCAACGCCTGCCCTAAAACGCTGGCTCCAGTGCTGTCTACAATATCGCCGCCAATGGGTAACTCTAGTTTGGCGTCCGTTCCAAAAGTCCACTGGTTAGCGTTGTCGTTGTTGCCAATGACGATGTCGCCGTTGTTCCTTTGGACTTTGACGTACTGGTTATCGTCCCCCAAATAAATGTCGATGTTGACTGGATCCGCTGCGACAAGATGCAGATGTCCTGTGGTTGCCTCGGAGACAACTGCCCCGACCGTCAGCGTGAGGATTCCATTTAGCGGATAACCAGGGTAGATGTTACCGTCCTGAGTGATTAGCTCGTCAAGCGTGATTGCAAATCCTGTGCCTGTGCTGTTTGCTGGAATGTTAAACGTCTTGACGTTTGTTGGGTTGCCATTGCCAAAAACCCAGTCCTCGGCAAGGAAAGTGCCTGTAAGCGCACTACCAAGGTTGCCTGAAGAAATGCCTGTAATCGTAAACGGCCAGCTAGCATCTTCCCCGCCTTGTGCAGTCTTGTCCTCAGAAATGTGTGTTCCTGCGTCTGTCAGCGTGACGGTGATTGTAGCTCCCGCCGCAAATGGAACGTCATTAGTTAAACTCGTCCCCACTGTTGGCCGAATGACTAGGGCCTGACCTGCAACTGCGTTGGGTGGCGTCAGCGTAATTGATCCCTCTGCCGCTGCGGAGTCTTCAATGGTTCCGCCTGCTGGCAAAGTGATTACTCCAGCGTTGTTAAGCGTAACATCTTTAGACAAATCAGGACTGGTCAGCCTGTCTGATGCGCTCCCCGCTGGTCCAGTGGCGCCCGTGCTGCCCTGTGGACCGGAAACTGTTGATGGTGCGCCAGTGGCGCCCGTCGCTCCCTGCGGTCCCAATACGGTTGAAACTGGACCTGTGGCACCCGTAGCTCCCGCAACGCCCGCAACACCCTCAAGGTTTACAATCCAATTTGACCGCGTACCGTTGCCGGTGTGATGGGAAATATCTGCAACTAAAACTCCGCTTGTTTGATTATAGGACGCAACCACCCCGTGCATGTGCTCGCCGTTGCCGGCGTATGCAATAGTGATGGGTTGTCCGAGTGAGTAGGAAAGTCCCGCTTGAGTCGTTAGCGTTTTGCTGCCATTCCCGACAGTCAAAGTGGTGGTCGAAGTTCCGTAATATTTGTCCGCAACGCCGGCCTGACCCGTTGCGCCCGTGCTGCCCTGCGGTCCTAGTGTGGTTGAAGTCGGCCCAGTGGCGCCCGTGCTGCCCTGCGGTCCTAGTGTGGTTGAAGCCGGCCCAGTGGCGCCCGTGCTGCCCTGCGGTCCTGGTGTGGTTGAAGCCGGCCCAGTGGCGCCCGTCGCTCCCTGCGGTCCTGGTGTGGTTGAAGCCGGCCCAGTGGCGCCCGTGCTGCCCTGCGGTCCTGGTGTGGTTGAAGCCGGCCCAGTGGCGCCCGTCGCTCCCTGCGGTCCCAATACGGTTGACGCGGGTCCTGTTGCACCTGTAACTCCGGTAGGCCCTGGTATTACAGAATTTGCGCCAGTCGCGCCGGTTAAACCGGTAACTCCAGTTGCTCCGGTTGGCCCTGCAACAAAAGAATCTGCCCCCGTTGCTCCAGTGAGGCCAATAACGCCCGTTGCGCCTGCTGGACCAGTCGATCCTGTAGGGCCTTGAACGGTCGATGCTGCTCCAGTTGCGCCTTGTGGCCCAGTTGCTCCAGACGCGCCAATAGGACCGACTGCGCCAGTTGCGCCCTGCTTCCCCTGAAGGCCAGTTTCAAGTTCAACGCAAAGAATTTTCATTATCCAAAAATTGCAGAATTTCTAATCATTACTATGGAGTAGCCATTTGTTCGCATTTCAATATTGTTTGCAGACGTTTGGTTTGTTCCAAAATCTCTATATAAATGCATTCCAAATCCAAGTGATACTAATGGTATATTTCCTGTGTGTGATGCTACAAGTACATTGTTTACTAAAAAAAATACAGTATCAACTTCTTCAAATTTTCCATAAGCAACTTTAAGATAAATCCATGTGCCCGCAGTTAAAATTGATGATAAGTTTGTTACTGTTTCTGTATTGTTATTTCTTGTAACCGCTTGCAGTGTTCTTGAGTTTTTTGCCCTAAAATACATTCCGTATTTTGGCTCATAATCAGAATTTGTAATTAAGGAACTTGGTAAGTTTGCGTAATTTGCATCATTGATTCTAGATTGCATTAACCCAAACCTCGCAACGCCTTTTTGAGAGTTAGAATCAAACCAATTGGCATCGAGTGGATACAATCCGCATGTAACCTGAATTTGAGAATGTGGATAAATTGAAATAGACGGACTGTTTGTTGTTGCAATACCGGCACCTTGCATTGGTCCGCTTGTTCCCGCCGCAGTAGTTCCGGTAGCAAACCCTAAAATTCCAGAAATAAAATTTTGGTTATCAAGACCTTCAGTCGCTGATGCTGTTTTTATTTGCCCGCCTCCCGTTTGAAATGATGTTATTCCACCATCAAACGTAGGGCCTTGATTAGCAAAATGCTCATCAATTCTGTAAACAAGATCTGGATTAGTTGAATTTGTTGAAATTGAGGAAACTATTCGCCCAGAGACATCAGTTGTAATTGAACGCAAGACACTAGTAGACGCGCCATAAGTTTGCGTTCCAGCTTCAGGAGCTTTCATCATTGCAGATGTGACTTGTGTTCGCGCCATAATTATTCTATCGGAGGCTGAAAGCTGCCGTTAATGTAAATCCATTCAAGCCCGCACGCCGCATCTCCGAGCGCGACAAGCTCGTAACCTTCTGGTACAGGAAAAAAAGCTTCCCCGTCCCAAATAATGACGTTTTCCACTCGGCCTGTTGCTGTTTCAATTAAAGCGTACCTCATGGTTAAAAATAAGTTGTTATAATCATAATTCCAGGTCCTCCGTTACCACCATTACCACCATTTCCGCTACCAATGGTAGATCCACCACCACCGCCACCAGTACCGTAACCAGATCCATTTGCTCCATTTCCACCACTACCGGTAGCAAATGAACTTGCGCCACCACCGCCACCCCCTGCACCGTTGATTATCATTGAAGCAAGGCTTCTTGTTCCAGCGGATGCAGGAGAACCTCCATTACTTGTAGCAGAAGCAGCTCCACCAGAACTTGAACTTGCAATATTCGGATTGTTGCCCCCTGAGCTACCGCTGAAGACATTTGCAGGGCTTCCTAAAGACCCTACTGCAGCCGCGGCGGTCATACCGCCGCCTGCACCACCAGAAGATGGTCCTAAGTTAGCGCTGCTACCAGTACTGGGAATTCCCGTAATGCTGCCAGTACCACCTGTATTTCCCGCTGGTCCTCCAGCACTACCAGATGAAGGTGCTGTTGTACCGCCGTTGCCAGCAACTGTGCCACCACTATTTGCACCAGCAATTCTACCCAGAATTGCACCAGATAAGGAGGTAGCTGTACCTAGCGTCGCGTTAATAGATGTGGCAAATACACCACCCGTACCACCTGCGCCTATCGTCACTGTATATGAGCTGTCTATTAAATGAGAAGCATCCAAAAGCGCACGTGTAAATCCACCACCACCACCACCGCTTCCGCCATATAAAGCTGTACCTGCAGTTCCTCTAAACCCATATCCGCCACCTCCTCCACCCGCAACGCACTCTGCTACCACTTGCTTTGCTCCTGCAGGTTTTGTCCAAGTTCCAGAAGATGTAAATATTTGAATGTTTGGACTTGCCCCCCCAAACGGCCCAGGCGCTGCGGTAGCCCTTCCTGCGTCATCGTAGGTAACTCCGCCGTAAGTTCCTGGTGATAAGCCAGTAGCTTGCATCATGGTAGAATTTACTTTTGTAAGTGGCATAATTTATTTTAGCGTTGTTTTAAGTTGTGTAAAGTCGCTTTCCTGAGTTTTGAAATATCGTGTACAGCTTAGTGCAAGTTAAATTAATTCTCATTAATGTTGGAAGAGTTCCAACATCTTCCGCGAGCTGCGTAAATGAATCACCAAATTTTGACCAAGTACCATCATTTTTATAAATTGTAAACAATCCTTGAATTGAAGTGTATTCAAAAACTAACACCGCAGTTGAATCTCCGTTCCACCTTGCGATAAATTTACTGTTCAACAACTGTTGCGGAAATGTGTAATCAATATTCCAGCTTGAATTTGTTAACTTAAAAATACAGCATCTTGAGTTTACTGAATCAGCTAAAACAAAGTTTCCATTTGCTGATATATGTGTATGCTCGTCATTTTTGCCAGTAAAAAAATCATTCCCTACTTTTATTAATGTATTTCCAGCTTCATTTCCATTTCCGCCTGTTATTTCCCAAACATTTGTTATTCTAACAAAGCCATTTTCGTCAGCGTTTATGTTTTCGGGTTGAAATATTTTATCTGTTACGCAAATTTTTAATCCAATTGTTGAAAATTGAATGCCTTCAAATTCTCCTTGCGGACCAGAATTAATAGTTAAAGATTTTACGTTAGCAAAAGTTAAATCTTGACCTATTTGTTTTACTGCAAATTGCGTGTTTGGCCACGGGTTGTTTATAACATAAAAATCAGATTTTTCCCACTTTAATTGCATTAACCTAACCGTGTAAGCATTTGTCAATGTATTTCTAATGCATTCCGCAATATTTGTAAGTGTTGATACTTTTTTATTTTCGTTTATTGCAATAGTTGCAAATATTGAATTTTCAGGAGCTACATTTCCTGCTGGGCGTCTTTGAACAAACCCATTGTCAAGCCATTGTGCATAATTTGTTCTATTAACATAGCCTCCAAATGAGTTGTCGTAAAAAGAACTAATTGCTCTATATTCGTTAAACTCTTTAGAATACGTTGTTGAAGTAGATGAATTGCCGCACGCAATCCATCTTTTTCCATACAGTGTGTTTGATCTTCCTGTATCTCCAAAAGTATTTTCAGAAGAAATAGCAATTATTCTTGCCCAATGTATAAAATTTCCATTTGGCATACCTGGGTTGGTTTGAGTCCCCAGTCCACTTATGTTTGTTACAAAATTATAAGTAGTGCCGCTAAAATTTCCAGTTGTTTCGTAATAAAAAAGTTTGTCTTTTTTGTAATCTGAAACATCAATCCATATTGCGCAATAAACCATTCTTTCTTTAAAAGTTGCATATGGATATTTGGTTACTGAATTTCTATTGTATGGAATTAATTTTAAATTAAAATCTGGTACGTTTTCAATTTTTTTAGTTTCCGCGTTATCGTTATCAAAATTTACAGCATACGGCATGTCGTAATATGCCGAATCATATGCTGGAAGTGCTTGTTTTGGGTAATCTGGATTTCCTGTTGGCGCAAAAACGTCATGTATTCCAACTGCTGCCAAGTATGGAAAAATTACTTTACCGGAAATAAATTCATCAAAATTCCATCCGATAAAGTTTTGAAATAAAACCCATCTATTGCTTGAGCTTGGAATTATTCTAAAATTCCTTACGCTTGCATTTGAAAATGTAGATAAAAAAGACATTATTTGAATCTGCTTACTGATCCAAAAACAAAATAATTATAAAGCCAGTCTCGTGCTAAAATGTTGCTTGGCTTTCCAGCATTAACTTCTTGATAATTAATTGTAAAAGTCCAAGCTTCAACTCCATTTGTGATAGATTGCGTAGTGCTGCTTCCTGTTAAATATTTAACAGGAATTTCATTTATGTTGTTATTTAACGCTGAAATTTTTGTGCATAAATACGGATCATTTCCGTTTGTGTTTAACAGTGTAATCGTAAAGCAATCTCCGTTATTTAACACTAATGGAGTGTTATTTTGATCTATTAGATTAATTGAAAAATTTCCGGCGGCAGGTGAAGTTTTGTATATTATCTGTTGAGCTGAAATGTTAAAATCAATAACTCCATTTGCTGCCGTGTTGTCTTGTGTGACCTTTTCTTTTAATAACGAAAAACTTGCTATTGATCCAGCGGGTCCAGTTGATCCTGTTGCCCCTGTGTCTCCCTGAGTGCCACTCGGGCCGGTTGAACCAGTGGATCCTTTAACGCCAGTTGCACCGGTTATTCCACTAATTCCGATTGGTCCTGTAGCTCCTTGAAGTCCACTTGGCCCCGTTGCGCCTTGTATTCCAGTTGGTCCAATGGATCCTGTAGCCCCAGCATCACCCATTAAAACTCGCACTATAATCTCCATACCCAGCGGCGGAGGTTCAACAAAAATTACATAAATTTCATTTACTAAAGTTTGCGGGTTAGTAACATATGGCGTTGAGTAAACTGTATCTAAAGGATGCTGCATTACTCCATCAACAGTTACAAAATATCCAGCTCGGCTTGCAACTGTCCCCATTGTAATGGGACCAAATGCAGTTGTAATTCCAGTGCCGTAAAACGTCTGGCTAACAGACAGTGCCTGGTTGGCGCTTCCGGTGGCTCCTCTTGGTCCAGTTGCACCGGTCGCGCCAAATCCAGTTGCGCCAGCAAGGCCGATTGCTCCGGTAGGTCCCGTCGCGCCACTTGGACCCGCTGCGCCAGTCGCGCCAGTTGCGCCAAATCCCGTTGCACCAGTTGCACCTGTCGCGCCAGATGGCCCGCCTGCAGGTCCTGCTAACCCACTTGGTCCCGTTGCACCGGTTTCTCCTTGTTGCCCAACGATAGTCCGAACATCAATAATTGATTGATTGGCTGGAATTGTTGTAAATGTAATATTAACTTGACCATTTACTGGAGTTCCAACACTGTAATCTGCTGGTGAAGATTGCACAACACCATCGACTGTTACAAGATAACCATCTGCATTTGAAGTATATGCGCCTTGAACAGCTTGAAATACAAAATCAGCGCCATTTCCAATAAAACTAGTTTTTATGGACGCGCCTTGAGTTAAACTAACTATTCCAGTAGCTCCCGTTGCGCCTGATCCAGTTGCGCCAATTGGCCCCGTTGCGCCTGTTGCTCCAGATCCGGTTGCACCTGCTGGTCCGGTAGCACCTGCAGGGCCAGTTGCGCCGGAAATTCCATTTATTCCAGAAGGCCCCGTTGCGCCTGTTGCTCCGGTAGGACCACCAGCGGGTCCAGTTGCGCCAGTAACTCCACTTGCACCGGTTGCGCCGCTGCCGGTCGCACCTGCTGGACCGGTTGCGCCAGTTGCGCCGGAAATTCCATTTATTCCAGAAGACCCAGTTGCGCCTGTTGCTCCAGTCGGGCCTCCTGCAGGTCCAGTTAACCCTATGGGTCCCGTTGCACCGGTCGCGCCAAATCCGGTTGCGCCTGTTGCTCCAGATCCGGTTGCGCCTGCAGGTCCAGTTGCGCCAGTTGCGCCAGTTGCGCCAAATCCCGTTGCACCGGTTGCGCCCGTTGATCCGGTTGCGCCTGTAGGTCCATTTGCGCCAGTCGCGCCTGTGGGGCCTGTGGGGCCATTCCCAGGTCCTGTTGCCCCAACTAAACCAGTCGAGCCTTGCAAACCAGTCGCTCCTGTTGCGCCAAGTCCAGACGGTCCAGTCGCGCCAGAAACGCCGGTAGAGCCTCGCGGTCCCGTTGCGCCAGATGAACCACTTTGACCAGTTGAGCCTTGAATACCGCTAGACCCAGTCGAGCCAGAAGGCCCACTAGCACCTTGCGCACCTGAAGGTCCTGTCGCGCCAGATGGACCAGTCAATCCGGTTGGTCCAATTAACCCAGACGGTCCGCTGGCACCAGTCGAGCCAGCGGCGCCGGAAGGTCCGGTTGCACCGGTTGCGCCACTTGCTCCAGTTGCGCCAAGTCCAGTCGCTCCAGTTAATCCCGTTGGACCAGTTGCGCCTGAAACTCCTGTAGAGCCGGTTGCGCCAGAAATTCCAATTATTCCTTGAATGCCTTGAATGCCCTGCGGTCCAGTTGCTCCAGTTGCTCCAGTTGGACCAGTAGGTCCCGAAGGACCGTTCCCAGGTCCTGTTGCCCCAACTAAACCAGTCGAGCCTTGCAAACCAGTTGCTCCTGTTGCGCCAAATCCAGACGGGCCAGTCGCGCCAGAAACCCCAGTAGATCCAGTAGGGCCGATCAGGCCTTGTGGCCCAGATGGGCCTTCAAAACCCGTGTCTCCTTTTGGTCCGGTTGCGCCAGTAGCACCGATGCCAGTTGCGCCAGTCGAGCCTTGCAGCCCAGATGGGCCAGTCGAGCCTTGAATGCCAGTAGGGCCAGTTGATCCAGTCAACCCAGTATCGCCACTGTTTCCTTTGACGCCTTGGGCTCCGCTAGGTCCTGTTGCGCCGGTTAAACCTTGTAATCCGGTTGCTCCTACCCCAGTTGCTCCAACAGGCCCAGTTGCGCCCGAGGGGCCTGTTGGACCTGTTGCGCCGTCTTCGCCGCTAATTCCAATATCACCTTTTTGGCCTGTTGCGCCAGTCGCGCCGGATCCAGTTGCGCCTGCAGGTCCTGTGGCACCGGTAGCACCGCTCGATCCAATGCCGGTGGCTCCCGTTGCGCCTGATCCAGTTGCGCCAATGGGTCCAGTTGCGCCCGTTGACCCGGTTGCGCCTTTTGTTCCGGTTGCGCCGGTTGCGCCTGCGCCGGTTGCGCCAGTCGCGCCTGCGGGACCCATAGGGCCGGCAGGGCCACCATATGCTCCAGGTGCCCCTGACAGGATCTCAATTGAAATAATATCACTGTCGCAGCCGCAATCGCTCATAGCTCAGTAACGGAAGATGAAATTGTAACTTGTCCTTCAAGCAGACGAAATCGCCTGCCGTCTGGTGCTATTCCTAGCAAATCATGCTTTGCAACGCCAGCAATTAACGCATCAGTAACTGATCCGCTTTTGCCGATCCGCAACACATACGGATCATTCTGGCTTACTTCAACGTCAAAGTCAAAAATTACGGTGTCATTCAATGCTCGAAGTTGAGCCTTAAACGTCCACTCGCTTAAGTTCTGAGGAATTTTATTTTCTTTTAGACGAATTCCGTAGGCAATATCTGCTCCTTCTTCGATTGCAAAATTGTAAATTTCAGCGGCCATAAAATTGTTTGCGTAAATTATACTGGTTCTTCTGCGGGAGTTTCTGTGATTGGATCTGTATTTAACTCGTGAATCTGTATTGTTAAAACGTAATTTTTAACAGGAAGCAATTTTTTACCGTAAGCAGGAACTTCGTGAAGTAGATTTCCAGACTTGTCCCTAAATTCAATTTTTCCTTTTTGCTCAGTTTCTGAAATTTCTTTTAATTGAGAAAATTTATCTGCAGCTAATTCAAGTTCTTGCGCTATTGCTTCCCAGCTTTGCTCGCTAAAATATGGGCCTGAAAAAAGAGCTGATCTTTGCTCTTCGTCAAGTGTTTCTATTTTACTTAATATTTCAGGATCTGAAGTTGGAAATTGCGGCTTTTGAGAAATTTGAGATTCATTGTAAGGATTTATTAACTGTTTGTAGTTTTTAAAGATAGTAATATCACCAAGTTCATCAGTGTAAACACTGCCGGATGAAAAATTTCCTAATATTTCTTGATGAAAAAATTTAAAAGCGCCAGCGTACTCCGGTATTCCACTAATTGATGATAATGAAAACGGTATTATATACCCAGTGCGAGTAGATGTTTCGTATTTTGTTATTTCTACAACAGGCTCCGCATTTGGATCTCCATAATTTGTTTTAGAATAAGAATCTACCTCGTAGTTAATAAACTTAGTTAAATAAAACTTATCAGATCTTGGGTCTGTAAAAAATTCACCAGGGAACCGTAATGAAACTGTGCAATTTTCTGGATTGTTATCTGTAGATTTAAAAATGCCACCAAATAATCCATTTATGTGCGGAGGATTGTGCATTGATAATGGCCTGCTTGTTAAATATTGCTGCATTGACCAAAAATCAATATTATTTTCAAATCCTTTATTAAACTCAAACCATTGTAATGCGGCTTCTTCTTTTGTTGCTTGTATTGCTGACGCTTTTAATGATTCAAGCAATTTTCCATAAAAAATATTTAAAATTTCAATTACAATTGGCTCCTCTTCAGATTGCCTTTTAATAATTATTTCGTCAACTTTTTCTTGATAGTTTTGCTTTAATTTTTGAATACCTGCTTGAAACTCGTTTTTTTGACGGTTTATTTCATCTGATAAAATTTTATAATTAGAAGCATCAGAATAAGATTTTATTAAATCTAACCTTGTTATTTCTATTGCGGCTTGTTGATCTATTGCTTCTATTATTTTTGTTTTTTCATTTTCGTAATTTGCGTAATCTGATGAATTAAAATATAATACTAGTCCGGTTTTTTGGCGCGTAATATCTTTGGCTTCACTTCTGTTATTTGGATATGGAGTTTGTAAAATTGAAACAGAGCCTTGAGGTATTTTTAAATCTCTTGTTGCCCATTTTTCGCTTGTGTTTAAAGTGTTAAAAAGATCGCTTTTTAAAGCAATTGAAGAACTTGATCCGATTCTTTCAAAATCTTGATTGCTTGAATCTAACGGAAAAGTTAATTTAAATCCGCCTGATTCAATTTCATTATTTTCAAATTTAAATTTAAGTACAACACTTCTGACTTGCCATAAAAATTTTAGAGCTAAAGATTTTGGTAATACTACTGGAACTAAAGCCTTATACTTTATAGGGTCTTGGTCTTTTTGAAAACTAAGTGGATAGTAATTTGGCCCAGTGTGAGCGTCGTAATTTGATTGAGGAATTGGCGGCAATCCGTTTACAGCGTAAAACGGAGGAACGGCGTCCCAATAGGCTCCGCAGCGAAGCTGTTGCGTGACAAAAGCTGGAGCTGGATCCGGCATATTATGGAGTCCAAGTAACGCGCCCAGGAGCCGACCATGGCATTATGATCGGGCTGACAATGTAATTAATGACGCCCAGCTTAACACCAAGGTGCGTATTTACAAGCTGCCGCACAATTCTGATTTGTGCATTTTCTCCTGTCCCGATAGTGTAAACATCGCCATCAACATCTTCGCCTTCGCCGTGAATTTCAGCGATTGCAATGCGAGAATACCGGCACTCAGGAATGTCATCCTCAGAAGCTTCAATCGGAGATGGAAAGTTTTTCCACACATTTGCAGTGCCTGGCATTCCGTGTTCGATGTAGGCGCTCACCACAACAAGGTTGTAAACTTCAACAGTCAGCCAAATCATGTGCCCGACCGGAGGAATCGAAAACTGCCCTTGGTCATCTTTGTTGTCGTTAGGCCCGCCAATGACGGCTCCGAGGTCTTGAATTGGAATCCTTACGCCGGACTCAATGTTTTGCAGATACGATTGGCCTGCAACGCGAAGCGTTTTACCGCCATTGAAATCGTAACCGGCAACAACCTTAAATGGATGGATTGTTTTTGCGGCAACCGCGCTCCCGCCGCTTGAGGCCTGTTGAGCAAGTCTTATGACGGTTCCGCCAGTAGTTTTAGAAAGCGTGTACCCTGGGCCTGGGCAAAGCGTGTTGGAACGCATTTGCGCCAGCATTTTGTTCCAGTCGCGAATGGATAACGCATCTCCTCGCTTTGGCGTTGGGTAATCCATTTATTCCGATCCGTACAATTTTACATTCCAGCCGTTTCTGCCAGACAAAAGATATTCGTAAGTATTTTTCCACCAACCTTCAATTCCTTCTGCCGGCACCGTTTCTTGCTGCCCGTTAGCTCCAATAAACAGCCATGTTTTTGTTCCTACTTCAAAAATAGAACCAGGATTTCCAATTAAGCCAATATTAGAAATTTCAGGTGGCGTTTTTTCAAATTTAGTGAACTTCAAGGTTACTTTTGGCTCTAAATAATCAGTTATTCCTTTAGTGAAAAACTCACCCCATTCAACAACTGCCCAGCTTGTAGACTTAAAAGGCGTCCAATAAGCATCGTTAGTTGTTGTGCTTGCAAGGCTTGGATCGTTTGGATTTGATTTCCAAGTTTTCCATTTAATCAACTCTGCTTGCTGCCATTCTTGATTAAATGCGCTCGAGTAACGAAAGTGACTTTCAATTGGCTCACTGCCCATTGATACCTCGCAAGAGTAATGAGGTTCTCCGCCTTCCTCAATTACCTCATCAGTAACAGTTACAACTCCGTCCGCAATTTCTGTTTTTCTTGAAATTCTTCCATCTGGATTGTTTTCAGGAGGATCCGCTGGGCCGCCTTCTCTTAAAAAATCTTGCCAAACACGTTTTACAACTTTTGTTTTGCAGAAGTTTCTTTCAATTTCTTCTCTTGGATTACAGTACCCCATATTAATCTGTCCAGGTTGGTTCCGCAGATCTTTGCATTACTGAGCTTCGTGTAGGCATTGCTTTTACAGCGTTTGTAAGATCATTTAATGCCCTTGTGTTGTCGGATTGCGCCTGTATCAACTGCTGCGTGTTATTTCTTTCGGCATACGCAAAACCGCCACCGCCGCCAATTTTTGCAAGCGAAGAAGATATCATTTCCGTTTTTGGCGCAACCATTAATGGAGCAGGCCCTCCAGGAGTAAAAGAAGGATATTTTTGATCAATGCCAACCCTGTCTTTTGCGGCTTTTTCTCTTTGTTTTTGCAGCTCTTCTTGCAAGGCTTTGTTTTCTGGAGAATTTGAAATTCCAGAAACGCTTTCAGATATTCCGCCGCTTACTCTTTGCCCTAAATCTTTTGCGTTTTTTGAAAGGCTTTCGGAAACGGTTTTTTTATGATAATCGCGTTGTCCTTTAAAAAAATCATCTGCTGCATCTGTTGCTGGCGTTGATGGTTTTCTGTCTTTTTCTCCTTTTCCAAAAAATGACATCACTGAATTAATGCGCTCCATTAATGTATTAATGACAGCATCAATTACGGAAGTTATTAACGTCGTAAATGCTTGAGCTATTGCAAGAACTGCTAATTTAATTCCGTAAGCTAATAAACTTGCAGCCGCTGTAAAAATATTTTCAATTCCAACGCTTAAAGCTATTAAAAAACCATCAAGAGCAGCTTGCATTCCAATGCTAAATGCAAGCGTGACCAGCTTTGAAGTTTCGCCAGATGCAATGCTTTCAATAAATGAGCCAAAAACTAACCCAATGTCCTGGCCCCACTTTAAAAAATTAATTGAAGTTAGTTTTTCAATTACCGGCATCAATACGCTTACTAGCGAATCTGCCATTCCAACAAAAAATCCGCCTAGCTTAATTTTAGTAAGCGAAAGCATTCCTGCTGCCGCATCAAAAACTCCGGCGTTTTTTTGGAGTGCCCTTGCTTGTTCGCCTAAAACAGTTTCAATATTTTGAAAGCCACCTTTGGTAAGAAACGGCAAAAGCCTTCTGCCTCCTTTTCCAAAAATTTCAAACGCAAGTTCGCTTTTAAGTGCTGCGTTTCCGACTTTACTTATTGCTTCACCGATGACCAGCAACTGCTGGTCAGCAGTCATCGTTGCAAGGTTTTGAGCGGAAAGTTTCAAGAGTCCAAAAGCTCGAATAGCGTTGCCGCTGCCGGAAGCAGTATCGACAATCGCTCGCTGCATATGGCTGATGCCATTAGAAGCCTCCTCTGCTCCTAGGCCGACTGATTCAAAAACTCCCCGCAGGATCACCAGGCGGTCAATGGCGACCCCTGTTTCCATTGCAAGGCCAGTGAGTTCCCTCCCTTCGTTTAAGGCGGCTTTAAGGCCAATTGCAGTTGCTGCCACCCCAGCAATGGCTGCGGCGGCACCATTCATTGCATAACCTATCGCTTGACCAGCAATAGAGTACGCCTTTGCTAAAGTAGACCCAACAGAACCGAGTCCACCGGCCATAGAGGCAGCCCTGGTTGCGCCAGAGGCAAAAGCGGAAACATCAAGTCCTAAAGCGGCAACGATCATAACGTCAGTTTTCCCTCTCTCATTAATCGCTCGGTCCGATTTTTAAAAGAGTTTTCCATTGCTTTGCTTTGTTTATCAAGGCCAAACCGAATTCTGGCTTGAATGGATGCGTCCATTACGGCTTTAGACCCATTTATTGCCTCAAACCCGTACATAGTTTCTGTGTCAATAACTTTGCATGTAGATGTTAAATTTTTGCGTTCAACCCAATCTTTTAGCCCAACACTAAACTGCTTGGTCATTGCTTTCCAGCCAGACAAAATCCATCCCTGTCTTTCAAACAGGAATTTTTTAATCATGTTCCACTGGTTTCTTGAAACAGCCACTCTTGCTTTTTCTGGATGTTTTTTAGGCCTGCGATTTTCTTGCCGAACAGCAAGATAGTAGGACAGTGGTTCCCTGCGTTCTTTTTTGTATTCAAGAGTGTTTGCGCGAATCACTTTTAAAACTCCAGCCATGTTTGAAAGAATTTTATTTCTTCCTCGCTGGCGACCAGTCGCAAAATCTACACGATCCGATCCTTTGTTTGTTTTACCCCATTGAACAAAATCAGATCTCATCGGAGGAGTAACCGCCAAAATATTTCTAGCAACTCCCTTGTATTGGGTTTTTGCTTCGTCTTTAAGTTTTCGCTTTGTGACCTTTAACGCGGTGGCAAGGTTGCTGTAAAAACGCTTTAGCGAGTCTTCAAATTCCTTTTGAAGACGGACGTTTGTTGCGTCCATACTTTTTCCACTAGATGAACTAAGCGGAGTAAAGCCGGAAGATGCAACTGAGACTGTTCTTACGCTTCTAGTAATCGTCTTCATCGTCAAAAGGCGTTTGGCTAATTTCAGAAAGTAAATTATCCAAATCTGCTTTTTTCTCTGATTCTGATTTGTATTTAATTGTCCATTTTCCTGCGGAAATTAATGCCGCATGGTAATATTCCATAGCTCGAACAAACGGAAGTTCCCATAAAATGTACTCTTCAGACCAACCAGTTTCTTTTGCCAGGCCAAACACAAATTGTGCCGTTTGACCTGGCGCAACTAGTTTGGGGGCACATTTTCTTCAGGTTTTTCGTTAGGCTTTGGAACAACCTCTACAGCTACCGCTTCAATTGCTTTCTGGATCCGGCTCACCTCAAGCATCAACTGAGGGATTAAGCTGATTGGAAAGCTAAATGAAAAATCAAGCACTGCATTCTTCCATGTGTTTGTTGCTAATGCCTTTTTTACATCTTGAAACGGAGCAGATTGAAGCCAAGCAAAAGCAATTACTTGATTTTCAAGTTCTTCCTCATTTAAAACTGTATTGTCATCTTTGACGCCAGTAAAAATTGAAAGCTTCATTTGAAAACAGGCCTTTCGAGTTCCGGCTGTAAACGCTCGAAACATGACGCCTCCAATTAATTTTGGTTCATCTAAATAATCTTCCATATTACAAGTTTGCTAAAATCTTATTTTTCTGAGCTTCTGGGCAATCCGCAGGAATAATTGCAGTGCGGTTTCCTCTTCTAATTAAAGCGGCAGGCTTTTGTTGTTTTAGCCAATCGCGAATTTGAACAGTGTTATCACGGCTTAATCTATGATGCGCAATTGGATGGTCGTTGTTTTTCTTGCACCACTCAGCGTCATTCCATTTTGATTTAAATTCTCGAAAATCCATTTCGTTATCGCCAAATAAAGCCTTAACGTCTCCATCAATACACCAAGTGACGGTGCGCTTTGGTCCGTTTTGAGTTTGCTCAATTGTGTCAATGTACGAATTGTCCTTTAAAAGAGTACCACCGCACGTCAACCATGCAATAACAAGGTCGGTGTGCGGTGATTTCAAAGGAGACAAATTATCTTTTAACCATTCAACTGTCTGGCCTATTTTCATAATCTAAAATTGCTGCGTTTAACAGCCGCTTGCGTATGGATATGCTACTCCAGAATATTCAAACGTCTGAAAATCTTCGTTGCTTTCAATATATTTTACGCTTGTAATAATTACAGTTCCGGTAACCGGATTTGGATCACCGCCGGCCTCAGCAATTCCTACAGGTGCGTTGCCTTTTCCCTTTACAGTAAACGTGTAAGAGTCATCGACAACGTGACCACCAGCATAATTTCCGCCGGAATCAAGAAGTACTTTTGTTTCCGCTTTTCTTTCTACATCAACGGATTCAATATAAGTTCCGCTTAGAGTTTGAATTCCAAATGGCATATTAATTATAGAAAGTTGAAGTTACTTCTGATGTCGGGAAATCATTGTTTGACTCTGTGTATTTTGTGCTTGTTATGGTCATTGCAGACATGTCTTGATTTGAACCAATGTAAGCCAAAACAGCAGAACCCTTGCTTTTGATTGTCACCGTTCCGGTAACAAGCGGTTTTGCCTGCGCTTGCCTTGTTTGCCCATTAGGGCCTTTGATAGTTGCCACTTCACAGGCTAATTCAAGTGAAGATTCCTGGACGCAGCCAGCACTTGGCGCAGTCCCGCTAAAATAATTGTTAACACCAAATGGTACAGCTCCCATATTTTTAACATTCAGATCCAAACCCAATGACAAAAGTCAATGAAGTTTGAAAATGTCGTTCTCCTCTAGATGTGTTTGTTTGAATTGGAACTATTCCAAATATCTGGATATCTCCAGATAGTATGGTTAAGTTTTTGATAAAATTGTTAATTCCTAAAACAATTTCTGAATGCTCTTGAAGAGTTTGATCGTCCGCCTGGGTTAAAACATGGACAAGCAAATTTCCCTTGTACAATGGCCCACCTACTACCGCTTCAGATGTAACATCAAGAAATATTGCAGGCAATGTGATTTTTTCAGAATCATGCTGTAATCCAATATAGAAGCCATCAAATTCTTGATCGATTCTATCTCGGATTATTTGCAATAACGATAAATCAATCACCTGTTAATATTTTCAAGATGCAAGGTGTACGAAATGGCGTCTTCATTCACAGCAATAACGCGCCTTAGCCTGTCATTAACTGTGACTTTTGTACCAACAACAGGCGGCACAAAATTAGATTTATTTACAACAATAGACGCAGACAAAGTTGTCTCAAATCCACCGATTGTAATTTTTTCTGTTTCTTTCAATTCATCGATGACTCCACTGTATTCAACTCCATCAATAAAAAATGGGCGTCCCATTATGCCTACCGATTGAGCCAGTGCAGCAGCGGTTACTTGAAAAAAATCAGCCATTTTGTTTCTTTTTCTTTAAAGCCTCTTTAGCTGCCTCATGCTTCCGAACTGCAGTTCTTTCAATGAAAGAAAACAACTCGGTGATTGGCGAGCCATTGCCCTCTTCAAGAGCTGTTTTGGCGGCTAGGCGGTCTGGGCCACAATAAAGGACCTCGATTCCGCCCGCCTCCGTGTGGGCCACTGTTAAGTGAAGCCTGGACATGTTAGTCGTTGCTTACCAGACGGCATCCAGCCACATTGCGGCCAGTTGCAACACCGTAAATCCAAGTCATAAACACCTTTGCAGAAAGAGTGTTTACGTCGATAGATTCGACGGCAAGCACAGAGAATCCTGTAGTGGGATCCGTGATGACCTCAATATTGCCGTTTGCGGGTGCATTCGGAAGCACTTCGCGAGGATCGCGAGGAATACGGCTTGCAAGAATAACGGATTCCTTGGTGCCAGCAAAACCGATCATGTCATTAGCGGTTGGAGTTGCGGGGTATTCAAAAATCCGAGAAAAACCAGCAACGCCAGCAAGTTCACCTTCAGCGATAGGGTCATTGCCGCCGGATTTGTAGTAGCGATTGCAAAGCGGATCCTGAAGGAGGCTCGCGTAAGTGGCTGCATTAACTGCTAACCAACGATCTCCCTGCACGCCATTATCAATAAAATGCTTGCGTAATTTTACAAGCGTTTCGTAATCGGGCGTTGCATCCAAAACGTAGTTGGTTGCACTTTGCCAAAGAGCTGCAACGGAATCTACAAGCTGATTTGCCATGGCAACAGCAAGAGGCTCTGCAGCTTCACGAACCAAATTACGGTCAGTAGAGTTTAGTTCAGTTGCAGTGAATTCGTACCCAACATGCTTGAACTGATCAAGCGTTACAGGAACGTCAGTATCCACTTTGTTCTGAATGCCGTTTGGAAAATTTCCGACAGCAGGAATCGAGTGAACCCGAGTGATGATTTGCTGGTTGAGTTTTGCGTTCTGAGGCGCAAGGTCCTTGCTGATCATGGAGAGCATCGGACGCTTGGTGAAAACCAGGCTCAAGGCTTCCTGAAGAATCAGCGAACTGCTAAGAGTACCGAGTGTATTCGACATAGATTAGTTGTAGTTAAATTACTTGTTCTTAAGCAGATCGTCAAAATGTTCCACTCGGAACTTTCCGCGAGCTACTGGATCTGAAATCTGCGCAAGCTGTTCGCGAGCAGACAATTTTTGGTTGGGATTTGACTCTGAAATCTTTGCTGGAGAGACAGCAAGGCCGGCCAAAACGTCTGCCAACTTTTCGTCAACAGATTGAGCTTTTTCTTTCAGCTCCTTGTTTTCAATCGTAAAATTCTCAAGTTGCGCACTCAATTCCTGAGCCTTAGCGTTAAGGTCGTCACGTTGAGTAATTAAGAGATTATGCTCTGCGGTAAGCGCATTGAATGCATCAACTTCGGTTTTTAAAACCACGTTTTCAGCATTTGATTTTTCAAGCATTTCAATTGCTTGATTTAAAGTTTGAGGAAGTTCCATAATTGTCAACTTTACTTTACTTTACAGCATTCCGGCTAAAACCGAATACGCTTCGTCGGAAGTACTGATACCATCAATTAAATTATATTTCAAGGCTCTATTTGCAAAAAATGCTTGGCCTCTCATCCATTGGTCCGCAACTTTGCGATTTCTCAGGACATTTGCCTTAAATTCTTGAAAAGCGTCTTCGCAATATTCCTGCAAGCTGGCTTTCTGTGATTCAGTCAACCCAGGCCCCATCATGGCTCCTTTAAGATCGCCAGATTGGTTTGTGATTGGTTGCCAAGAAATCCCTTCTTCTTCCCATTGGCGAGTGCTATCCACCCACGGAATAATAGTGCCGATAGATCCAATCGTGGAGCTTTGTGAGGCCATTATTTTGTCGCACGATGCAGCGATATTGTACGCTGCGCTGCACGCCATTTCCTCGGCGTAAGCCATTGTCGGAATTTGCAGCTTCTGAATGATTTCAACAATTTCAGAATTTCCGGTAACGCCGCCGCCAGGCGAATTTATTTCAAAGAAAATGCCTTGGCATCCTTCGCCCATGGCTTTTTCAATGTCGTCCTCAATGTCTTCGTAGCCTGTATTACCACAGCTTTTTTCAATTTTACTCATGCCCTTTCCGAGGACTCCGCAAATGTCAATGTGGGCAATCCCGTTGCCGTCAATTTCCATTTCCTTGCGAGGATTAGTGAAATCAGAAAGGTCCATCTGCTCCGACCGCAGCTTTGCCTCAACAACTTTGCGAATTGAAGAATAGCCTTCAGCCGTAATAAACCAAGGCCTGTGATAAACCTGCTCGATAATGTTGCTAAATCGCATTTTCGTCAATTGGTTGCTGGGTTGGGTCCGGTGGGTTTCCAGTGTTTAGCAAAACTCTGAATGCCGACTCTGGAAGCCCGCTGCGCTGCATTCGTTCGCGAATTGCTAGTTCCTCTGCCTCGCGTTCATCAAGGTGCTTTTCAAGCGTCCTGCCGCTTTCTCCGAGGATTTCCGTCATGGTCTTTAAGCCGAGCTTGTACGCTTCCCGTGCGTCGTTTGAAGCGTGACCGGCATCCGGCGTCAGTTTTTCTGGCATCGAAAAATTCCACTTCAACATTCCGCCAAGATCCTTGCCGGTGTACTTGGGAATCAATCCCAGCTTAATGGCTTTTGCGACAGCAAAACTGACGCGCCGTTTAGCTGACCGGTGCAGCAAGCTCTGCCGGTCAGCAATGGTCTTGTTTACCTTTTGAACGATTACTCGGACGTTTGCGCCGGTGCCCTCTGGTTTCCAATAAAACTCTGGCGGCATTCCAGCAGAAAGCATTGCATTGCGCACCAAACGCTCCATTAGCGAGTTAGTCTGGTCCGATGGGACGTTGGAAGCCAACTGCTCAATTTTTGCACCGGAATTAGCCCTGAAGTACCGAACTGTTCCGCCGACAATTTCTTCTGTGTACAGCCCGCCGCCGGTTCCGTAAGCCGGACCGTCGTTAAGAGCAATAGCAGGATCTCCAGGGTCAACCATTCCAAGCTCATTAGTCTCAATCAGCCCAATTGAACTTGCCAGCATTGCTGCTTGCTTGATGTAGCCCTGAGTCGTCATTAAGTCTCGAAGATCCAGCACCGCAGAAGTAAACGCCGGAAATCCTCGCATTTGCCCAGGCGTTCTAGGATCAAGTACCAACTCCATTGATCGAGCCGAAATGTAGCGGTCATTTTCAGGCACATCACCCAACAAAATGTAGGCCACTGGACGCTTAAACTCGTTGTAAATGACGCCGTTGTACTGATTCAGTCCTTTGTACGGTCCTTCAGTAAGTACCTGCTCCCCAGTCCTTGACGAAATTGCAAACCACGGAATCTGTTGCAATTGCGGATAACCGTTCTCGGTTTCAGTCAAAATTGTCCCAACATCTCCATCTCGGTCGATGCAAATAGAGTCCAAATACAAGCCGTCTTGAAACGTAATTCCGTTGACGTAAGCTACGTTATACCATTGATTTTCAAGCCATTCTGTGGCTATTTTTCCCCACTCTTTGTCCTCTCCCTCAAATTTTGGTGACCACGCTTTGCCGATTGCATACGTCGCCTTGTCATCAATTGCGCCTGCCACAGGCCCAAAATTCCAATACAGGCGATTGCAAGAAGAGACAATTGTGCGCCATTCCTGAACAGTGACTTCTTTTTCAATTGGCTTGATGTGATTTGGCCACCAAGGCTTGTTTGCCCACCAACCGCCTTCAATCAACCGATTTGATTGAGGCCGATTGTAATCAGCTTTGACTGATGGACTTTTAAAAATGTTGATCAGTTTTTTTAGCATGATTAAACAAATCTTGCCGTTGTGCGAGTTATAGGCCTGCAAATGCCTTTCATTTTGTAACTTAACGCAAGTTCAGCGTAGATTACAATTTCCTGAGACGACATTAGGTCAGGAGCGTGAAATTCAAATGTATTCCCGTTTACGGTGCTTTTAATCAGCCCACCTTGACCCGTAATTGTGAGATTAAAATTGTTTTTTTGAATCTCGCGAAGCTGCACTATGTCCAAACGAATAAATGCGTTTAAAATTGTTGGGACAATAGTCATAGTGCTTGATTGCTACTGTAAATTTATACCAGTAAAAATCTTTTGCAAGTTTCAAAAATGCATTTGCAAAATTTATCTCTACTCATCGTCGGGCCTGCCAGCTTCCGATGTAATGTCGTGAATTAAATTCAACATCAACGCAAAAACTACCTGCATTGCCTCGCAATCCCACAGGTGATTATCTGTCCTGAATTTAACGTATTCTTGCACAATTTGCTTGGTGGTCGGTTTAATGATGTCTTTTTTGACCTCAGAGTTGATTTGCCAGAGCCAGTCCCTTGAAACGTCTTGCGGATGCGACCAAGTAGGGGCACCCATTGACCTCAACCTGACAAGCTGGTCCTTCACTCCTTCATTTGCCCAGTGAGCAAATTGGACCCGTTTTCCGTTTGGAGCTGCAGCCTCTTTGATTTTGCTGAACAGTTTACTGACCGCACGATGCCGCTGATTCCGAGGCTCGTGAATAAAATTTTTGGAGCCGGATCCATGAAAAGCAATCCATCCATACCGGCTACACTCTTCGTAGGACTGCGGCGTCTCGTACTGACCATCCATTGCTACTCGCTTGTCTTTTACCTTCATCCGTAGCTGGAGGTCCCGAATGGTTTCCACGGTTAACACCTTGCCTTCCCAAAGGAGTTTACTTGATCCGTCCGCGCACCAGGCTCGAATTGCCACCCAGTAGTGTCGCGATTGCCGGTCAATAGTCAAAAACCGTTCCAGCTCGCCCACAATCGGCTGTCCGTCAATGTAATCTGCTTTGAAGTAATCATCCGCGGACAAAACAACTTCCGGTGCAGAGTTTTCGGCCACCCACATCTGTGCAAGGCGTTTCTGCTTAAACTGTTTTAGGCTTTCAAAGATGCCCGTCTTTTTCAAATCGTTGGCTTTTACCCATTCCAGCACCATATCAGCCCAGTTGATCCACCAGACCGACAATGCTGTCCAAGTAAACGCAATATACCCTGGGACGTGCGAATTTTTCTCGGAACGGTAGGAGGCTCTAGTTAGCATTTCCCGCCTTGCCGTGGATGTATTCGGAGTTCTGTAGCCGCAGTGCGGGCATTCATGGTAAATCCCCTTAGTGAGTTCCCCAAGGTCCCAGTCGCCGTTTGCCAGCTTTGCGTCCGTGTATTTGATCGAGGACCATAGCATCTTGTGCCACTGTCCGCAGGTGCCGCACTCAGTTCCGTAATGAAACTGCTCGCAGCTTTCAAATTCCTCCTGCAACTCGCACCCTTCGTCGTATCCCTGCGAGACAAGGATCGTTTTTCGGTTCCACCGGTCATGGTGACGTTTTTTCATTTCCCCGATCATTCCATTTTTCCACTGCCAGACCTCGTCGCCGTAGCAGTACCGCATGGATTTTTCCTGCAGTGACGACATATTAGCACCGCTTATAAAAAGAGGCATGTGCGGAAATAGAATTGTTGTTTTGCGTTTTTGATGCCGGTCTTCGGGAAATAATTTTTTAACAGGTTCGCAACTTGCTAAAATTGGCAACAAGCGAGACTCCGCCCATTCTTTTGACATATCGTCGTTCTGGCCGACCAGTAGCATCGGGCCTGGCTGTTGCGCCACCACCCACGGAACCACAAGTTCTAAAAAGGTTGTTTTTGCTCCGCCGGTAGGTGCGATCAGGCAAATCTGTTTTACCCTGTCATCAGCAAAAGCTGCCAACGGGTCGTTCAACCACGGAGCCAAGGTTGGATCAAACTGAGTGGACCTAGCCGAGTGAGGCAACCGCACGTTTTTTACCAGCCAGTCCTGGATGGTCCCACTGTACCGCATCTGAATGCCGGCATTGATACCGGTGAAGAGATCTTTTTTCATGTTTGCAATCGTTTGCGACGTGTTGCACGCCGTAAGTTGTTATCTATTAATGGATTGAAAGAAAAAATGACTGTTTGCAGATTTTTTGTAGATAGACCCCTATAACCCCCCCTCTCTATACCCTTCTATAGACCCCTCTCTATATATATATATTTATATGCATTCATATTATTATTATTACAAGAGGGTCAAAATCAAGGGTTTAACCGTTTGCAGTGGCGTTTGCAGTAGGACTGGTTATGCAAACAGTGGATCCGCTGCTTTACTGCAGGCTTCCTTAAACTGCATCTGAAGCGAATCAAGTCTGGCACCTAGCTTTTCTCTGACTCCGACCTCATCGGACCCAGCAAGTTGCCCAGGCATGTCGTTAAGCATGGCGTTGCACTCCGCACTGAGAATTGCTCCTGCACGGATTCCTTGCTCGTGTACATTTGCGCGGTTAATCAAGTTTCCTTTTTTTTCGGAAATCTGCAGATCAAGAAGTTCGTTTTTCTTGATGACGTTAAGCCGCCTCGCTTCGTTTGCCGAATGCCCACCGTCTTCCGGCTCTGTATCGTCATCGTATTGATTATCCGGTCTTGCTTTTAAATAAGCAACGTAGCCTTTTACGGATTTTAATAAATCGTATCTTCCGTGATATTCTCGAACAATTACTCCCTTCTCTGCTAGCTGCGTAACTCTGCTAGATCCAATATCAAACAAATCCAGAATAGTTGATAAAGGAACCAAAATAGGAGAATCAGAATCTTGCGACATAATCGTTAATCAAAACAATTCTCAAAAGCGTTGTCAACAATTGCTCATAGAACTCCTCCGAGCGACGCCCGCACCCCGCAGAGCGTTCCAGGCAAAAAGATTCCTTTAAATCGGCAGGCTTTGCCTAATGTATACCGTAGACCGGCAAAAATTGCCTATTTCCAGGCAATT